GGGAAGCCGTCAAAGCCTGCGGAAACGCCATAGTCCCGCAGGTGGCATTGCAGATTTTTGAAACGATAAACGAATACGAAAGGAAATGAAAAAACGCTTACTTACAAGTTTTCTTATTGGAACACTGACAATTGTTTTACGTGGTATTATATACGGGGCCCCCTATCGCTCGATTGTATGGGGCGTAATATTGGTTATTCTTACTATCTCCGTCATTGCAATTGGGATAGCGACAACCGGAATCTACGATTTGTTGAAGCAGGGGATGAATATCGACACACTGTATATCAATGGCGGAATCCGCTTTTTCGACAAAAGCAAGGCCGACAACCCCGATATTGAGGAGATTCAAAACGATCGGAGGAAATGAAAAAAGTAATGTTCAACGATCTTTACGAGTAGTTTACGAATTTGAATTGGTGAAACAGCAAGATTCGCTGCCGAACATTGCAAAACTTTCAAACATTTTGAAATATGAGAGAAATTAAATTCCGGGGCAAGCGCCTCGACAACGGGGAATGGATCGAGGGCGACCTTCTTCGAATGAACGGCCATTGGTTTATCTTCCTCGATCCTGCGCCGGAAGGGATTGATAAATACGCGGTCGATCCTGCCACCGTCGGCGAGTTCACGGGGCTGAAAGACAAGAACGGTAAGGAGATTTACGAGGGGGGATGTGATGGAAATACCCGAAACTGATTTCAACGCAGAGATAATTGGCCGGGTTCTCTTTGAGGAAGATGCGTATTATATCATACCCTTACGCGGTGGCCATCTTTGGGGGCTGCACTGGTCACTCCGGAAACATGATGCGAAGATCATCGGCAACATCCACGACAACCCCAAATTTCTGAAAGGAGGTGAGCAATGAAAGGCGAAGTGTTTGGAGTTGCGCTTTTTGGAGCGCCGTACTTGTATCAAAGCGCTGACCCCTATTTCCATGTGAAAATGAAAACGCTTGGATTACGACGAGGCTCCCCTTTGATTTGCGGGCTTCGGCATAAGGCGATATTGGCGAATAACTATGAGTATTGGCTGTGCGACTATGACGAAGAGGATGATTTTTGTCGTAGATTCGGGATAACCCCTACTCATACAGTGGAAGATTTTGTGGAAACGATTAAGGCATTGAAAAAGGAGTATGAAAAGTAAAAAGGCCCAGGAGTTTATTGACAGGGCTATGAAACATATTGTAGCCGATTTGTCTGACCACGGCAAATGGCAACTTCGAACGGCAATGACTACTACAGCCGAACTCGCCGAGCAGGAAGCCGAGGAAAGAATGTGGAATAAAGCTATCGAAGCATTTTGCAAGGATTGTCCAATTTACTCAATACAAACAAGTAATGGGGGAAATTGCCCCGATTGTAGTGCATTAAACGCATTCAAACAAAGACTGAACGAGGAATGAAATTCACAACCCCTTGCTTTGTCCGCGTCGAGGATGCGGAGAAGCGAAAAGATGTGATCGAGTGGTGTATGCATATTGGCTATGAATATATTTATCCCCCACAAGAAGAGAGATTAGGCGATAAGGTAATATGTGACACTTATTGTGTCGGCGTGGCTCATGACGCACAAACATTCACCGCCTTGAATTGCATAGACTGCGGCACCAACATCGAGCTGTTCAGGGCGCTGGCGGCGATGAACAACGAGAACGATCAGGAGCAATGGTACTCATATACGGAATATCCGACTAATGAGAGTAAAAATGGGGTTAGACGGCTTATTTTTAACGAACATACGCGATTCGATTCTTTTGTAGATGTACCATCAGGTTATTACCGCAAGGCTACAGTCGAGGAGATCGTCGAATATTTCAAAAACAATGAGAAATGAAAACAATTGAGGAAAGAATACAAGAATATGTGGCCAATGCCTGGGTCGAACTTGATCAATTCAATGAAGACCATGTAACTTTTGAAAATATCGTTACATCCGCCTGTGTTGTTGGCGCTAATTTCGAATATGAGGAATTGACCCGCTGGCGTGATCCGAAAGAGGAGCTGCCGCAAAATGGACAACTCGTGTTGTGTAAAACCTCTGATAAGAAACTTCCATTTGTCACTGTTAAATATGACCGTTCTGAATGGTGGATATATGTGTATCCCGGATGGGCTGGTATTGGTCATAAGATTATCGGCTGGCGGCCGATTCACGAAAATGAGTAAGATGCTCTGTGCATTTTGACTAACCAAGAATATCTATGAACACGAAACTCAAATCAGACTACGAAAAAGCCTGCAACGCCTATTTGCAGGCTTTTTGCGAGAAACACGGCTATGATTATGAGGATGCTACGCGGAGCTGGGTCGGCGGCGATGTCGGCGGGATCACCGAATGCGCGGACTATATAGTTGGGATGGATGACATCATCACCGACATAGACCGGGACGCTCCGGAAGATGAGTTTGTAAAGTATTACGATTACTGTCTGCGGGTGGGGAGTATCGCCTGCGGCAAGATCAGTACTCCCAATTACCGCAGCTGGCTCTCGGGGTGTCCACGCATGAGTGAAGAACAGATCACCCGGCTGGAGGAGTTGCAGCGGGACATACGCAAGGCGGAAGAGATTCTGGAAAATGAAATCGAACGGACAGGCAACCTGTTTTGAATTACTACGGATAAACCTATCTTTGTTTCATAATAACCATCAATTTATGAGTGAAATTATCAATATTGTCCTGCGATTAGACAAAATTCCACGCGATAGAATCAGGGAAGTTGCGCGTCAGGACGGCAAGGTGGGAATGGTTGTTAATTTGTCGGTCATTGCCGTCAAAGGAGGCGTAGATCAGTATGGGAACAGCCATTTTGTCGTTGTTCGTAAAACTAAAGAAGAGTTCGACGCAAAAGCGCCCACCATCTTCTGCGGCAGTGGGCGGAGGGCCAAACTGAAATCAGAAGCCCCGTCCACCGGACACGCCAGCGCAATAAATGAAGATGATTACCCGTATTAAATATAACGAAATATGACCGAGGAATTACAAAAATTGCTCTGCACGCTTGAAATTGTCAAAACCAACGTCAAAGGGCGCCACTGGACACTGAAAGGAGAGAAATTCCGCTCGTGGCATTTGCAGTTCGATCAAATATACGATGTTTTGAAAGAGGCAAGCGATACGGTCGGGGAATTGATTGTACAGGCTGGGGATGTCCCCTTTCATGCGCCCTCACAGTTTCTGCGGCATTCGATGTGCGAGGAGCAGTTAAGCGTTGTGGACTGGCGGAATATGGTAGCGGACACGGACCGTGAACTGGGTGAGATCATCCGATTCATCAACGACACCGTGCGGGCCGGTATTTATGATCCCTCCGTAGAGAACGATTTAACGGCTATTTCTTCAAGACTGAAACACGAGCGGATGTTTTGCTCGCAAACATTGGAATAGACTATGAAACGAATTATTTTTACCCTTTTTGCCGTATTTGCGGCCACAGCGCTTTGCTGCGCTCAAAATCCGAATGAGACGCGCGTTGTCAAAGACGCTTCCGGACGCGTGAAGTACACCGTCCACAAAACAGGGGATCGGGAAATAATCAAGGATTCGAAGGGAAAGGTCGCAGGCACGACACGCGAAACAAAGGATCGTAAATATTACTATAATTCGAATGGCTCGTCGGCAGGTACAGAAACCAAACGGGAACCGACAAGCAGACAACGGGAAAGACATAATACAGCAAGTTCTAAATCGAACGACCGGAAGTGATTGGGTTCGGGAGTACCGCTTCCATCCCAAAAGGTTGTGGCGATTCGACTATGCGTGTCCGCAGCATAAGGTTGCAGTGGAGATCGAAGGCAATATCTTCGCTTTCGGGCGTCATAACAGACCTCTGGGAATGGTCAAAGACATGGAGAAGTATAATTCGGCTACATCATTGGGCTGGAGTGTCCTGCGGTTTACGCCTCCGACAACCAGAGAGGAGTTGTCGCGCTTCGGAACCACAGACTGTATGGATTTAATCGCAGATGTGCTGAAACAAAAAGAGGGGTATTAAACCCCTCTTTTTTTCATACCCCAATAATCGTATCGTGCATTTCTATACCGGGAGTATTGGACGTTGTAGGTGGTTTTGCAAAATGAAATAAGGCCTTGACAATTCCATTCGAACCTATTTGGACTTTGAACAAATAATTGGAGGCGGATGTAAATATCGATGACATATAACCCTGCGGATAATTACGCTGAATCATTGCAAGAAACTCCGTCGCTCCCGGACCTACTATAGACCCAAGCACCATAGAAGCATTATTTGTTGGGGCAACAGCTGTGGGGCTGGAATATTTTATATGCCAAATATTACTGTGAGATTCCTTATATACGGTTAATTTGCCGTCAAGGAACGTATATGATGAGAAAGACGGGGCTGCATGGGATATTCGACTAACGACATCTGACCCTAATTTACTGAATGCAACTGATTTGTCTGCAATATTATCTCCTTTTACGACCTTATTGCCCAGCATCGTATTCGTGATGAAGCCCGCCGGTATGGTGAGGCCCTCGGATGTCGGGGTGAAAGTTTTCCAGATGGCAATGTTGGCAGCGGTAAAAGCTCCCACAGTGGTGCCGGATGCGCCCGCACTGGCAGATACGGTGAGTTCGCAAGTGGTATAGGCATAAAAATCCGTCCCTTCTTTCGTCGTTCGAAGCGTTGTATTTGTCTTTGTTGCGATGAGATAACCCCCAAGTGTCAGGTTGTTATCAGTGCGGAACCCGTATATGTCACCCCTGTAATAGATATATCCGGGCGTTACCTGATTACTGCCAACCGTATCGAATCCAGACAGAATGGCGATGTCTTTTACAATGCTGCTTGTGGAAGTATTATACGAATTATGCCGGGTAGTAACCTTCGCCAATGTCTGAATCAAAGATGCAAACTTTGTAAGGTCAGAAATATACACGGGATTACCCCCAGAAGGTGCAGATGTAAAATATTCAAAAACAGCCATATTATATTGTTTTTAGTTTCACTTCGATACCATATAGTAACATCGCGTTCAAATCGGCTATGAAATCATCATAATCATTGCTGTCCGCCAGTTCTTTGGGAATAATAACAGTCGTGGAGTTACCGGACAAAGACCCCTCCGTATAAAAATAAGTCGGGGTATTAGCAGTTTCTGTTGCCTTATTCTCGGCTTCGATACTGACGTTACAGAATCCCGCTTTGCCGGCATCTCCCCGATAGTAAATACATATCGCTCCGTCATTGTATTTGTATGAATGCGACAATCTTATCCAACGTCCAGCTTGCTCGACAGGAACATTTACAAATTCATTCTCATTTCCCAAATTTATTTTCGTCGGTGCCGTATCGCAAAATACGTCGGCTGATACTGTCAGGAAATCTCCAGATACGACTCCCGTTTTTGCCCTAAAATCGGCGCCGGTCCAATATATACCGTACCCTTTATTGGCGGTTACTGTCATACATTCCCTTCCTTCGTATTCTTCGAAAACGCAAGTACCGTTCGAATGCCATTGGTCGTACTTGGGAAAGTGAGCCAATGTTGGGTCCTTCATCAGGTTATCATTATAAGAGTATATATATACAGGAACAGCCTCCTCCTCTCCGGCAGTATAAAAATAGATCATATTCGCACTATTAACCTGGATGCTTATTTGTCCGTATTGCCCGTAATATTTATTCAGTATAGCCAAAACTTGTGCCTGTCCATATTGACAAGCTGCTATCGCGTATGATTTGCGGCGGCTTCTGTCCCAGCTTTCCAAAGCAGGTGATAGAGGGAATAATAAACTTAACACGAAGCGGTACAAGGTATTCAGACGTGGCGGTTGATAAACTTTACTTCCGTCCGTAAGGCTAATCTCGTAGAGATACATGGAAACACCTTTGCCGATATACATGTATATCTTCTGTACCACACGCGAAGCATCGATGGTGTGGACCACTTCATATACTCCTTCCGTTCCCGCCGGAGGAGCGGAAAGCACTTCTTTGGTGCCGTCTTCGTATGCGATACGGAACGTAATTTCGGCACCCTGCTTGATCCGGGCTTTGAAGACGTACGGAGTATTCGGCTTGTATTTTATCTGCCCGCCGAAACAGTCGGGGACCGTCGGAACCTGGGAGGCGTTAGTTGCGGCAAGCCCGGCTTGTAGAAGTTTGCCCCAATTGACATACAAATATGTTCCGTCCGCGTCCGCCCCCGAAGTTACGACATCCGTAACGCCCTCTTTCGCGCTATTCCACTCCCAGATATATTCTCGGGAAACCAGATTGACAGTTTCCATACTTCCGGAAGTAAGGGCATAATTAGGCCGTAAAAGTTGATATGCAAGCTTCGGTATGTCTATGGCTCGTAACATCACACTGCAGATATATAGATGTCGTTTTTTCCCGTTGGCTCTACCGGATTAACACTTTGCATCTCCACCAATTCACGGGCAAAGTTGAAATATCCTGCTGGAATGGTTATTTGACCATTGACAGGAGTAATCGGATCTTCCTCACTTGAATCCGTAACGGATATATTATTGAAATAGGCATCACGAACACCCGGAGCGCTTTTTATTGCAGATTCTATATCGTTTACATACAGTGGATCGTCACCACGTAAATCTGCTTGAAAAGACAAAAAAACGTCTTTGATCTGTTGGGTGATAACCGATAAAGAATATTCTTTGGAATAACGGATGTAGAGGGAAGTGCAGTTCAGAACTGCTGGTTCTGCACTGGTAATCTGCATCTGAAACCCCAATGGGAGAAAGCTGTTCATATAATCCGAAAAAGACTGTAACTCGCCTGCAAGCAACGGCGTAATATAACCGTCATTGTCGATCTTCGCTACCTTCATGACAATCAGGCCATTGTCCGTGGACGAGATGGCCAACTGTTTGATGATCTGCTGATCCGGATTTATTGTCGCATATCCATATCGATATGTTTGGGAATCGACGATGGTCAGGGACGCCCCATATTGGAAGGCAAGAGCCGTATCGATATAATATTGACGTCCCATTACCTTTAAGGAACGGGCAGACGATTCGACCGTTTGTTCTGAATTGCTGATCTCCAACTTGACAATATTTAAGACCGACGCAACCGTTGATATAATTCGATTCACAATGGACGAGGAACTCGTATTATTCAGGATCGGCACCAGTATTTTAATATTCGTGCGTATATCGTCGTAAAAACTCATCAGTCACTAACAGTTAATATTTGATTATCTTGTGTTTGGAAATAGCTCCCTTCCGCCGTAATAAAATTAGGGGCCAAAGCCGAGGATATTTCGTCAAATAACGCATTGAGATCAGCATCAGGAATCGAAACACTGTTTAGCGGGTGTTCCTCCATTACCTCCGTTGCGGCATTGTTACGAACGATGTCCGATACGGTCAGCCGCTGCCCGGCATACAGCGTTGGTGTATAGCTGTCCAAGCCGTTAAGGTCCAGATTCTCATCCAACGCATACAGGGAGCCGTTCGCATTGATACATACGTCGTAAATCGTTTCTCCGCCTTTAACCACGTAATCCATTCCTATTCTCCTGCATATTTGGCCCCTATTTCGAAATCGTACAACCCTTCACTATTTCGGGAATACAGGATGGAAATCTGGGATGCGCCATCTTCCCTGATCTGCGATTTGGCCCGGGTGACAATGCGCTGTACCTCCCCGTCGGTGATATTATAAGCCCTTTCTTCCATCGCTGTTCCGTATTGGGACTGGAATATATTCACGCAGGATTTGATGAAAAGCAGTTGGGCGTTTTGCTGGCTGCATGTCGAAGCGACCGCAAAATCCCCTCCGTCGTCACCCTGTACTACGGCAACGTCATTCCTGACAAAATCCCATCGAATATCCTGCATACGCTACAAATATAGGTTTACCTTACGAAGCCGATACATAAGTCTGCCCCGCCTGCGAGATTTTAACTATCACCGTACCGGAAGCCGGATTCCCGCCGGAAGTTCCGGAAACGGTGATTTGAACCTTGTCCCCCTCCAGCACCGCAGGCTGCCCGTCGATCCTCACTTCCTGCGCCGAACCGGTTATCACTCCTGTTCCCGCGCCGTTCCCATCCGTTACGGCCGTGGCATTCGTGACAGTGATTGTCAGCGAACCCCGGTAACAGGCTTTACCATCCGCCTTCGTCGTCGTGCTCGGAGAAGTAGCAATCTGCGCCGTCGCCGCCGGGGTACACTCCAGCGTACACCCTTGAACAGCAATATACTTTCCCATCAGGTTATCGTTAAATGGCCGTTGTTTATATTCACTTCAGAGCCAGATATAATCACACTATTCGATCCTTGTTGCAGAGTTAGCTGGCTATCTGCCACTCCGATTCGTGTCTGTAATTGACCGTTCCGAAACAAAGATAGATTAGCCGCAATCCGATTAAGATTGAATCTGGTATAGTTGTTCTCATCTTGGGCACGGAATACTGTGACAGATCCGGTATTTGCCACTATGTAATCGACGGCCGGATCGCTGTCGAAGTCGAATTGTAGGCGTAATTCTTCTACCTCCGTCATCGCCACGACAAATGACAGTTCCGGCCGGTCTTCGACAAAACCCACGATAACGACCGATCCGACTTTGGGGTATAATAGAGCGTTAGCATTACCGCCCTGTATGGGCGCGAGGCTTATGTCCGGTAAAGTAACCTCGCTGTCGATGCTAACGCTCATAGTGTTCGTTTCCGTGTCCACTTCTTTGACCGTGCCATACACAAAAGCCACAGTCTTACTTCTGCCTATCAGGTTACGCAAATCGCGCCCCAATGAAGCCATCATCCTGTTGAATTTCTCCTGTCCCATATCACTATTGTCCCGTAAATACGAGGGTTTTATCAGTTACTGTCAGCACCTGGTGAAATCCGTTTTCATCGCACCGGTAAGAGTGCCCTATCACATAATATCCCCCCGACAGATCATCGAAGAGGGTATCTTTGTATTGTACATAGTCGAAAAGCCGAACCGTCGGATATAGCATCGTCGTAATGGTACCCTTGTTGCTGTTGGTACGCAGGCCCGACAATGCGGCATCTCCTACTTGCTTGGCGATCTCCCCGTCCCGGCATTTGATATACGGCAGCGACACCACCTCTCCGTTATCCGCTCCCGTTTCGTATTCGTAGAGCTTCCCGCCGCTGATGTATTTAACCACCACGCGATACTTGTCGAAAAAGCCGTTATTGATGCTGATGTCCCGATCTATGACATTGACCGAAGTATCGAGCTGCACCGTTTCTTTGGCGTTCTCCGTAATACCTACACCGCAATACAGCCTGCCGTCGGTATCTACACGAGAGTAGAGATTATACATCCCCATAACTCGCTCCAGTGCGAAAAACGGCGATATGCCTTTCCAAGTAGAAAGAACGAAGCTGCCTTCCATAGACTTGTCATCGACGGTAAGCCGGTTCCAGTCATCCGCCAGCTTCATGCTGTCCCGGTACTCCTGAAATTTAGGGTTGGCGACCTCGATGATTTCCTGCATCATTGTCTTTACGGCGGTTTCCTGCGTCCAGCTTTTGGCGATTGTACCAAAACGCAGGACAAAAGCGCCGTCTTCGCACTGTATCTGCGTCGGAAAACCGCATACTACATTTTTCACGAAGCCGTCGAAAGCGACGATCTCCGGCATTTCGTAGCCGTTGAATCCACAGATGTAACGCAGTTTTACAACTACGTGCGCTCCCATTATAATTTGGGCATCCTGTTGGTCTATACGGATGTATGATTTGACGTTTTTACCGATCGCATCCCCCGATGACTTCTCTTTGAGAATCGTATAAAACGGCATACGGATATTGGCGGTACCGAATATGTTGTCCCGCGAATCCTCCGTAGTGAACGAAGTAAAGGGCCCTATGGAGCGCCCTTCGATGAAAACTTCATTCTTGCAGATAAAGTAATTGCCGACAATCTTGCCGCTCATAACTTATACGTTGGTTTTAGCCGTCGGTGGTTCCGCCTGCGCTCCGTCGCTGTTTTCGACATACAACAGGGCGTAATCCGTATTCACCTCCAACAGATCGAGGCTTACCTCCCACACCGTGGAACCTCGCTCCGGGGTGACGGAATAACTCTCCAATACGACATTGAAGATATTAAACTTGTCATTGAGAATCGGGTTCTCAATTTCAAATACCCGATCTTCAGCCTTGATCTGCCGGAATAATTCAGCCAACTCTGCGGCAATACCATACCCTATTTTCTTATTGATGACAACATCCGACGATAGCTTATAAGGATTCAGCAAATCGACAGAGTTCGGTTTGGATTCCAGCTTGAACGAAATATTAACGCTTGTCGGTTCGTTGGCAATCCGTTCGAAAATCGTAGGTCCATCGACAAGCTGCGAACGGCTTATCAGCTTACTCCCCTGTATGGAAATATCGAATCCGACAGGCATCAGATACTCGTCGAAAGCGATATAATAATCAGTTGTCGGTTCCGTCCGATCTAATTCTTCGGATGTAAAAATAGGCCTATTGAGTGTCGAGCGGTCGAAGCGCGATTTGGCGACCTGATTCAACAGCTCTTCCGGTGTCGGCTTTCCGGTTCTCTGACTTCCTCCATTGGTAAATACCTGCCGCCATACTCCCGTTTCGGCAAGGACGAGTTTCGCAGCAGACAGCCCGCTGTTAATGGCATCGGCAACAGGCCCCGTAATGCCGCCGATAGCTCTCCCCGGTGTGGAAAAGACCTCTTTCGCTGAATTTATAACGCGGTCGATCTTACTCTCGGTACTGGTTTCATTTGCTATCTTTGCCATATTACGTTACACTGGTTGCGTTGTTCAATGCGATCGTCAATCCCCGCACTACTACCTCCTCGATCTTGGGTTCCAGCTTGCGGCCCAGCTCCTCGATGTTCTCCACCGAGGCGATGTTTATATCCATATCAACAATCTCCTTGTTGAAGTTGATGAAAACCGATTTAGAACCTTTGGACAGGTCGGATAGCTGCTGTGCATCGGCATCTGCGGCTCCGCCGAACAACTTTTCAAACTGCTCTCTATTATGAGTTTCAGCAAAATAGCTCATTACATTGGCAAGCATTTGTTCCCTATTAGGAACGTAGCGTCCAGCCTCCAGCAATGTACCGCTTGTTGATGGATTCATTTTTCCCGGATTATTCAAATACCACTCATCACGCCAACGATTAGCATATCCGATTGAATCCTGATTCCATTTTCGGTATTGTTTCTCATATTTATCGTATGTAAAATTTTCATTTGTTAAAGCAATTCTATGAGTCAATACCGTGTCCTTCAATTTGGCAGAGAGGCTGTCGGGGGAAATCTTAACGCCCATCGAATCTAATTGTCTTGTAATATCTGGCAATAATTCAGGAAGGTTTGCTGCCGCAACTTTTTCGCGTGCTTTCAAATGAATTTCATTCAGTTGTGCCTCCCCTTCCCTGCCTTTTATTTTTTTGCCTGTATATATTACTTGACCATCAGGGCCTAAAATCACTTCCGGAAATTTCTCTTTGGATTTTCCGATGAGTTCGTCAATCCATTCGATAAGTTTAGCGACTAAAGGCCCAATCGACGATGTCAATACGGATAGTTCGGTGACAAAAGATTCCAGTTTTTCACCGAATTTATCCACGTCGATATTGCTTGCCCAGCTCACGATCTTATCGCCCAGCCAGCTATACAGTTTCTCGTTGGCTTGGGCGATCTTGTCCCAGTAGGGCGAAAGGCCATCGGCAATACGCATCCAGAAGTTTTCTTTGGCCAGCGCGATCTGTCCTCTAGCCTTCATTACCGGATGCGATTCGACAAGCTCGTTAAACTCATCCAACACCGAACGAAGGTTGCTTTTGTTCTTGAGCCAGTCGCGGTAATCACCCTGAACACCCCGCTCCTCCATCATATTCATCGCCAGCTTGCCGATGAACGGAGCCTGCCCGACCAACTCCCGGATGTCCCGAATACTCGGCACGGCCTGCCCAAACAACTGTTGCAAATTGACGTTCACGCGATCGAAGCTCAAACCGCCCACGTGAGCGATCTTGCCGACAACTTCCGCCAGGTGCGACGCCTCCTCCGGGGTCAGCTTCTTACCGTCCACGTTCAAGCCCGTAAACATATTCATCGCATTCAGCATCCCGACACGGCTGAAACCATATTCGGCCGCTAACTGCGTCGCACGGTTCAGCGTCGCCTGGTAGTTGCCGCCCAACCCTTTCTCCGCCATCCGCATCTGCATAAGATTGGAGGCCGCCTCCGCCATATTGTTCGAGTTCAACAATTTGGTGCCGATCAGAAGAGGCAACCCGGAGGACGCCAGGCGCCACGCGTGCACACCCATCCATATCTTAGCAGCCCCTATAGCTACTTGGCCGAACGCACCGAGGGCCGGGATAGCTTTTCCCACGACACCCGTCAGTGAGGTAAAGACTTTCCCCAGATTGACGGCATTATACCGCAAGCCGGAGAAAGAGGAAACATTGTTGAAGAAGCTGTTCTGAAAGGTCTTGACCCGCTTTTGGAACACGCCCAGCCCGTTCTGCCAGCCCGCCTGCGAGAAGCGCCACTGTCCGAATTGGCGCAGGTGCCAGCGAGCGCCGATGTTAAGCCGCTCCTCCAGATTGCGCTGTTTCCACTTTCGCGCCGAGCGAGCAATAATTTCCTCGTCTGTTAATTTCTTCTTCTTGGAATAGCCCGCAGTGGCTTTTTCATTGATCTCCTTTGCCGCCTTCTTGAGCGTTCCGAGCTTGGCAATTGTAGCGTCCAACTGCGAATCATCGACCCGCAGCTGGAGCTGAATGCTATATACCATATTACCTGCCATCAGTTTCTCTTAAAAGGTGCAAAAAGGATTGAATCGATGATTACCAGAGCCGCAGTATAATACTTGTCGATGTCATAGGCCGACATCTTATCTTCCAGTCCCATAATCGGTTCATGGAAGATATAGGACACGACCATCTTTTTGTAAAGAAGCGGATCGCCGTCCGTGATGTATTTCTTCAGCTCTTCGGTTATTGCTGACGCGGGGCCTCGTCTTCTGCCAGCAGGCCCCAAGTCGCTAAAAAACGGTTGAGGTCCTCCTGCACCTCTTTACTGCTGAACAGGGAAATGCAGGCCATCATATCGTTCTGAAGGTCTTTAACGACCTTTTCGTCGTCGATGGTCATCTTGACGAAACGACAGGCAAGATCGGCCGGGTCTTCGAGGTCACGGCCAGCCTGAATAAGCGACAAGCCAAACTTGGTATGTTCGACGCTCGTCCTGGAAAGACGGCAAACATTAACCGTTGCGGATGTTTCGATCTCGACAAGGCCGCCTTTGCCGTCCGCACCCCGTTTGAAATAGGTGACTTTTACGGGATAGGTAGTGATAGGATTTGTTCTGGACATAATTTAATACATTTTTAGTTGTTAATAAAGGGGCGGCACAACCGTCCGCCCCGATGATTTTTCAGACCAGTGGCACGATGTTGCGCTGCACGCCTGTACCTCGCAGAGACAAGGAACCGATCGTTTCGACATCATTGCGATTCACGCTGCCGCCCTGTTCCTGCACCACTGCATTGAGAAGCGTATATACGACGGTGCGAGGGGTCGCTAACCCTTTCATCGGGTAGCTCCATGAAATGCTGAAATTCTTAAGCTGACTCATAACCGCAATCTGCTCTGTTGCGGGCAGCGTAGCGTTAATCGCATCGATAAGGGTCTGCTGCTCTCCTTCCTGAAACGAAAGATTGGCAGTGTAGGTCGCATTTGACTTTTGAATGCCAATCGGATCGAAAGAGCCGATAGCGAATATTTCCTGAATATTCTGACTGAACGTATAGGACAGCTCAGTGCCGGTATCGATAGACAGGCAGGTGCCGTTCGAGAGCGTGAGGTACATCTGCACCTCACTGCTCGCTACGATTATATCCTGATGATTCATGTTCTGTACTACTCTAAAGATGTTACGAAGAAAGTGGTGATAAACGCCTCCCGCAGCGTGGCATTGGGCAGGATGCGGATCGTGATTGCGAAGGCCCGACTTTTCACGAAGTTACCGTCTTTGGCCTCCAAAGTAACCTCTATCTCGCTCGCATCTCCGCGCGACAAACGCGGCTGAATATAGTTGCTGCGGAACGTAGCCAGAATCGCCGACTTGTACCCGGCATCGATGTCACCTGAAGCTGTAACCGGAACCTGGGTATTGATGAGCTGCTGGAAATAGTACTCCGCATCGTCGCACACTCCGTTTGCAACACGCACGAACTCAATAGCTGACAAGGCGTTAGTCGATTTATTGAGTGTAGCACCGTCATTGTAGTAAACACCGCTGTTGCCGGGACGGGTGCGGGTGAAAAGGTACTGCTTGGCTCCGATGTCGTCGATAACACTCCGAGATACGACAGCGACATTGGTAGCGGCATCCGCTGTCGTGGCATTGACGAAATAATCAACCGGGCTTACGCTTCCCAAAGTCATCTGACCGATGGACTGCGCCGGATTGATCCCGGCAAGAATACCGAGAGCGCGGCCTACGTCGGCGGTGTATGTCGGATCGGGAGTTGTCAGAGCCAGCGCAACGCCATAGGCATTGTACGTATCGCCACTGGGCAAATTGTTAATATCCTGCCCGATACGTCCGGCATCCAGCACCGCGACCATACGGTAGCTTTCCGCAAACATATCCTGAATCAAGCCTTGTATATTCTGGATTGCTCCCTGACTTTTCGTCAAATCCTCCGCAAGGCCGGAATCCGGGACTGCGGTATTGCTGGGATATACGAACCCGATAAGGCGCGGTCTGTTATCCCACAGCGTAGCGGTGGTTTGTCGGATTGCCTGTTTAATAGCGGGCATCTGTATTGCTGAAATACCTTTTTCTGCCGAATAATCATAACCTACCAGCCACAATTTAGACCCGCTCCCTGCCTTCGAGTAAAACTCCGAAACCTGGAATTTGGCTCCAGCGTCCAAAGTGGAATAACCCTCCAGCTCCTGCGCTTCTTCCAAAGAAGCAACCAGGACGGGGGTATCTATAAGAGGAGATGCCGAAGATACGGGAAGTACCAGCATCGCCACCCCTTCATTAGATGAAGAAGTGCCGATCGCGGTATCCTGCAATTCGACGGTTACACCTGTTCTTGCCATAATATCGAATTTTACTGTTATACTTTAGATGCCGGTTTTCGCCCCGGTTTAGCGCCTTCTTGTCCGGAATTGCGCCGACGAGCAAGTTCGGCCCGCGCCTCTTCCAGCGTCATAGAAGGAACGTCGGCTTTTTGCTCCGCAGAATCCGGGGAGACATTGCGTGCGCTCATGGACTTGGCGAACTGCGCGTCAAACATCTTGTCGAGATCCTCACAAGTCAAAGGCTCCTTTCCTTTCTCTATCGAGCACCACCGAACCTGCTTATGAACCCGAAGGGCGTCGGTCATGCGGGATTCTGCCTGCCACTGCTGACGATACATATTCCCGTCGTCCGTAATGAATACCTTTCCGAATTTCGCCGTAACGATCAGAAGGTTTTCAAAAAACTCGTCTTTATAGTTTACCATAGTGAATAATTTGTCAGATTGGTAGTAACGCTGCCCGACCACTTTCAATAGGCCGGGCAACGTGGAAACTTAATCATGCGAAGGAGCCGTATATTTAGCCGGTACGATGTTCACGATACCTTTGCCGCCCTTACGAGCGCTACCGGCACCGAAACGCACATCCATCGAGAACTTCCAGCCATACGAGTTCGGATCGGCAACGACATGTACGTTCGTGTTGCCCATCGCCAGAATAACCTGCGAGGGGATGAAGCTAATAGCCAATCCGTATGCAGTAGCGGCCAGTACCGGCGCGGTATATTCCGGAATGGTACCGTTCGCCTGAACCTTGCCGTCGCAGTAAAGTTCTGGATCGACAACCTTCGATGTCGCCGTGTCGTAGGCCGAAGTCGTCGAACGCGACATGAAGTTGAAGGCAGAGTACTTGCCCAACATCGGACGCATCTCACCGGCAGTTTTGGTCAGCAGGCTCGTGAGGTACGGATTCGAAAGAAGTTGCTCCATGTAGGCGGCATCCATCACGCAATCGATGTCGCCATCCTTGATGTCGTAGTTCCAGTTCACGAACTTCGTCTGCGCCTTGATAAGGTCGTTAGGCGAGAGTTCCAACAGATCGCCGGCCGCCGCCGAGTTCACCGGGAAGGCATTGGCTGCGGCGAAATGCTTGACGGTGCCGTCAGCGGCGACACCCGACATCGGGACACTTGCACCAGCACTTTCTGCGATCTTCTGGAGGGCGTAGTTGTGGATGGCGTTCACCATGAAGCGCACGGCTTCGCTCTGCCCCCACGAACGATCGTCGTAGGCGAGGATATCGGTATTCGCCGCCTGCCAGAGAATAGGCTGAAGGGAGAAAACCTTGGTGACAAGCCCAATGGGGTCGTCATCATAGAGGTAGTCAGCCACATTCAGCGGAGCACGGTCGCCGTAGTAGATTTTCGGACTGATCGCCGATTCTACCCAGATGATACCCTGCTTGTCCGAACCGCTGGTGCGGGCGCAACGAGCCGCCCAGGTGTTGGCCGGGAGCAACTGTTGGTAGAAGAGCGAAAGCCATTCGACGACGGCCAGGTCCGGGGATGTCGTGACGAAATCCGAGGAGTTGGCGCCGGAGGCCAGCTTTACGGCAGTGCGTTCCGCGATCGTCGAGAGTTTTTCGTACCGGCCTTCGCCATTGCGAACATTGATATTGCCCATAAAAGCCTTGAAGCCTTCATCCGAGTTTACGATAGCTGCAAGCTCCCGGGCGGCTTCCACTTTCGATGCGTGCTCCGGACGGCAAACGTCCGTAGGCGCGACAGTAAGCAGCCGCGCCGCAGCGTTGAATTTCGTCTTGCCTTCAGTTGTGGCAAGGAATTGATGGAGTGTTTTGTTCGTTTCCATACTTGCTTTCAGGTTGATTTTGTGGGGATCGATGATTTGTGCCTTGCCCGCCTCACTCGTCGCCTCCTTATGCTGAGTACCCACCTCCGTATCTGATGTCAGGGTCGTGGGTTTAGGCTCGGGTTCCGGCGCTTTCTGCGGTTCAGGCTGCTTCTCGGCCTCTTTTCCGGCCGCTCCGAAAAACGACTTCAACTTGGTTACGATCTTCTCGGCGATACTCTCTGTATCTTCCGCATTAAGCGTTCGAAGCTCTGCCTCGTTTTCTGCCGCAGGGACAGGCTCCGCAGCGGACAAAGTAGTCGCCTCCTTTGCGGGGTCCTCCTTCCGGATCGCCCCGTCTTTAGGGTCTTCTTGCGTCATGTTGCTTTTGTATTTATTGATAAGTAAATGATCTTTAGCCGACAAGGTTGTTATGCGTTCCGTCTGGCTGGGCGCGAACTCCGCAGCGAGCATAACCTTTTCGCCCTTGAAATCCGAAACCGCATCGGAATTGGACTGGAGAGAGCATAGCGACACTTCATATACAAGGAAGTAAGTCGCATATTTAACTCCCGTGGATTCGTCTTCTATCTCCCGGCTGACCCCTCCGATGGAAACAGCCCTGTAAAATCCGTTTTCGTACAGGTATTTCGCCGTTTTACCCCGCTCCGTCCCCTCGGCAAATTTCAAAGTACCGATCCAGTCGTTGCCTTCCCGGTGAATATTTACGACATTTCCGATAGGTTGGCTATACCAATCGTGATTCTCCAACAGCACCGGATTCTTTTCATAACGCGACCAGTCGATACCGTCGGACAAAACGACCATATCATAATCGTTGATCGTTTCGTTACTCAATACCTGCCTTAACTCTGCCATACAAAATGCGTAATTTCCTGCCCAAATATAGGTTTACCTTTGATTGCTAAATAACCCGCACGCAACGGAAAAAATATTTTTCCGACATACCAGCACAAGAACGGCCAAGACGATCCAAAATCCCTTCATCTGCGTCTGCTGCCACCACGTCAATTTACGTTCAACCTCGACGATATCCGTATTCACCCGATCGCGGTAAATCATACTGTCCCGATATATCACCTCTTTCTCTGTTGGTATGGGCTTTTTCTGCGGCTTATTTGCCAGCGAGTGGAACAACGCCCCGTCGGGAGTTATTAGAGCGTCAGAAACGGCGTATGACGTTTCCAAATGGCTCATTGTATCCCGGACTGTCTGACGCTCACTTTCAATCGGAACCTTGACAAACACCGTGTCCGGGATATACTCGGTACGAACGACGGTTTCGACCCGCACACTGTCCTGCGTCGAGGTCGTCAAATGACGACAGGGACAACAAGCGACAGCGAGCGCCGTCACGATTCCGCAGAGTATGACCTGCCGCAGCTTCATCGGGTCATCGGAATATAGATCGTCTCTCCGGCCGGTTTGGACAACAGTTGTTTTCGCTGCCTCCCATCTTGATGCTTATACCCGATATGCACCCAGCGGGGCGTTCCGGCGGCATCCTCGTTTTCCGAAATCATCTGATCGAACCGCTTGCCCCGAAGCCATTCCCGGCAGAACGACTTGAACTCCCGGAGCCGTCCGTTGTTAGGCACCAGATCGACGGCCCAGCCGACGCAATGCGCCGAGGTCGCCGAACCGCCGACGGCCTTGTTCAGTCGATAACCTCTATATCCGGACGAAACGGTCAGGGCCGGAGTTCCCCAATGTTCGTTCGCACACAACACGGCCCACGCCTCCCGCAGCGGATCGATCAGACGGTCGATCATCTCTTCAAGGTTGCGGCGATGTTCTTCCGTCGGCGCATTGTCCAGATTCATCTTTCGGGCCGTTGCCGAATAAGTGAGTTCCTGCAAGGTAAAATGTTTCATTTCGACTGCTGTTTTTTGGATTCTTCCCGCGTACGGTCGAGCGTGCGGAGCAATTCGATAATATCTTTGGGGTCTTTGGCGTGCGCCAATTCAGCCACGATGTCGCCGATCTTCGCTGCCGACGACCGAGCCGCCCGGAGATTCTCCCGCACGCTCCACGCCTCGATACACACGGCGATCACGGCTGACACGGCCGACGCATAGGGCATCGACCAAATCCCGAACAACAGTCCCAATACATCGACGCACATGAACAACGCCGTCACCTTGCCGTAGTCCCCAAATTTGGTAAAGGTGCGGCGAAGCCCGTGAGAATCGATCGGCAGCTTCAATGCCCGCGCCTTGCGAATCCCGGCCCGCATATCGACCATTACGGCGATAAACATAACAATCCAGATGATAATTTCCGCCAGTGCAGCCCGGCGGACCGTCAGTATATCCACACCGAAAATATCGGCAACCCCGTCAAACATCACAACCACGATTATCCCTCCCAAAAGGTATATTTCTCTTGCATGCGGGCTATATATTCATCTCGCTCCCCGGCCGTGGCATCGCGCCACGTCCCGGATTTCTCCCCGGGTAGTTTCATTCGTCGGGTAAGGTAGAGCCGCTCTTCGTCCGATACCTCGGCTGTTTGGGTGATATAACCGCCCTCGTCGGCGATCTGCTCTGTAAAAGTTGTTTTCTGTTCTTTCATAGCGAATTTTAATTTATGCCGCAGCGAATGAAATCTGTTTGCCCTGAGCCGCCGTATTGACCGCATACCACTCTGCCTGCTGCGGATCGGTCAGCTTGGCATAGACATCCGCATGAACCGTGACCGTGATGGCCGATGTATTAGTCGCATTCTCTATCAGATACTGGAAAGATTCGAGCGTAAGCAATGGACTGTCCCTCAAATCTACATTATACCGCAGCATATTAAACTGTACATCCTGAAGGCTTTTACACGATATAAATGCCAAATTATTAGCCGTATTCTCGAATGTTATTCCTCCAATGATCGTGACCAACTGCTGACATCCGTAAAATAGATAAGTACAATTTGAAAACCGCACAAACGTCGATTCCGGACATAGGTATATAGTCTTGAAGTTGCTCGACGTGAAAGTCGAGCTGGCCGGTACGTTAATTTCATTCGTAAACTGGTTCGGAGCCTTCCGAGGCGGAAGATTCACCGGAATATCAGTACTGTAAAGCGCCGAATCCCAGTTCGAATTATTCAATACATTGTGCGACAGACTGTATATTCGGGTCATCACACTGTTGGAAATACCCGTCACGGAACCTCCCGTCCAGCTCTTGCTCGATGGATTCCACACCGCACCGGCCGCCACGAACAGATCGTGCAGCGGGCTGCCGGAGGGAGTGGACGGCACCCTTTCGGAAAGTTTAGCATCGATTTCTGGACCGGTAAAAATACTTTTATATACTCCAGCCATATTTATTCTATTTCTGTTACGCGATCGTTCCTGTCATCCGTTTTGTCCGTAATCGTCACTCCCTTTAATTCTTCTGAAGGGTGCAAATCGTCGTATGTCGCATAATCTACGACTCGGGTTTCATATTGTAACTCTACGACCGATACGCTGGTGCCGATCTCCCGATCGAAAGCCTGGGTCGTATAGGTCCGAAAACCTCGATAAAGAGGATAAAAATTATATTTTCGGATCAGCTCGCCAAAGTCATCTCCCTGTTTCGCCTTTTCGATATAACTGCGGACCTGCATAGCCAGGTTGAGCGTCTTTCGTTGCTGTTCGTTGAACGAAGCCGCCGTCTGATCGTTGAAATTGGCGATTATGGAGAAAGAAATTGCCACTTTATCCATGATAAGACCGCCGATATGCACATCCGCCCGGGTGCTGTTGTTCACACTCACGGCAACGCACGGAAGAACCGTATTGATGATTCCCCTTCCGTCGTCCGTTACCGCTCTGACAGCGATTTTCTCCTTCGCAACTACGGGAGCTTTGCGTAAGGACTTAACAAAAGCGTCTATAATATCTCCGAGCATACTCAATGACTATCTACTGCGGACAAATATAGGTTTACCTTACAAATCGCGTCTGTGTTTGGTAAAAAAAGCATCTAACAGGCGGTCGAAACGCGCTTTCGTTGCAGAGCCTACACCCAGAAACTGCCTTTTTTTGACCGGACCGTCGTATTTCCACCGGCCCCGATGCACATCGCCCCGCTTTGCCGATCGGTAAGCAGTATGATGAGGAGGCATCCCGCCCTCGTTGTGCGCCCGGGCAAATGGAACGTCCGTCCCTACAAAAATATCGGCATCATTGCGTCCGATACGACGGGAAATCCACTTGAAACTCTTCTTCAGAAAGCCGTTGTAATCCAATTTGGGGTATCTGATGTTGCTTTCCCCGCCGAAAGCCGTACGATCCGGCCATTTACCGCCCGGAGAACCGGCGAAACGCTCTTCTTTGAAACTTTCGTGCGTCTGTTCCAGCATCTCCTGTCCAAGTTGTCGCGGAATATCCCGTACTACCGTCGCCCGAAACTGGCGAAGATTGCGAATAAGGTCATCTATATCCGGCATAATTACTCGTTTTTGTCGTCAGATTCCTTATTTTTACGTCCCTTGTTGAACATATCCGACACTTTGGAGGTCAGGGAACTCACCCAGGAGGAATTATTGACCTTCGTATCTATGTCATCGGCGCTCATGCCAATTTTGGCATATACCTCCGGCTTGAAACGCATACCCTGTTTGGCTGCGACGCTTCCGGCGCGTTCGAAGGTGTCGATGGAGATCGTCTCATTCGGAATCTCCACGAGTTCCGCCGTAAAAAAACGGTCATCCTTGAATATGCGGGCCAGCTTGGACAGCGTAGCGGGCATATTGAACATCGCCAGACAGCTTTCCGTATCGTCATCCAGAATGTCGTGATACATGTTCATATGGATTTGTGCCAGTTCTTCGGAATTGGTATTCTTCTCGGTAGCACCGAGCAGCGTGCCGCCGGTCACCAACTGCATGATCTCCGACCGGTATTCGCTGATATACTCCTTGAATACCCGGAAGGCGTCCGCATACGACTGGGTGTTGATTGGATTGACTTCGACCTGATACAGATTTTTACCCCCGTTTGCATATTCGTTGCGGAAAGGCACGACGGGAATGGTCATCGGATCGAGTTCCTGGGCCAGCGATACGGCAATGTCCTTGGCATCCTCGTTGTTGGCCATATAACCGATTACAGTCAGAGGAAACGAATATCTTTTTGCCAGAGCGCCCCAGTTGTTGTACATATCCACGATCCCGATCATGGCACGAGAAATGGGTTGCAAAAGTCCCAGCCTGAAATCCTGGTCCGTCGTAGGCTCGAAATAGAAGAGGTTATCCCATTTGTCCGCAGTGACAATACTGTAATAATCGTAAGTCATATTCCGCAGCCCCCGGTTGAAAATATCGATGTTCCGCAGCGGAAAATCTACGATCTCCCAATCTTTGGTATCGATGCAGAAAACCCTCACTCCGTAAAACTTCGACAACAACAGTTCCCGCATGAACCCCTTGAACCAACGTGTGCCGGTGTATGTTTCCGTCATCGATTTGTCGATTTTACCGTTGATTTTGAAGGCAAAATCTTTCTTTTTCAACGGAGTAAGGCGCTTTTCGATCTGGGATTGCAGAAACGGGCTGGACTGAATACACCACGAATAGAGCGTATCGAGATACACCAGATTACTGTAATTCAACGCATTATTTATGGCGTTACGCCAATATGACGGCGTGAACTCCGCATAGTAATTGTTGAACAGGTACTGGGATTTGACAGAACTATTCCCGACCACCTGCGGGACTGTAAACGGATTGATCGCCGGAGTATGAAATTTAGCCATATTATCCTCGATATTGTCTATTTATCGTAACCAGCACGCCTTTCGTGCCGTTTTCCTGCAATTTGGAGGCTCCGTTTTCCATCGAAACCTGCCCTCCCTTCAGCTCTTTCAGCGTGATGTTGGCCTGCTCGAAATTCGCTTTCAGCGGCTCGCTGATCTGGACGGAGGGAGCGCATACGTTGTAAGCCGTGAATACCTTGAGAATCCAAAGCAACGTCTGATCTTTCTCCTCCTCGTCGGTAATGGACAACAGATCTTTGATGTCGTAATAGTTGCCGATCTGTGCATACACGTTCGCCAATGCCGTATTGTAGGCATTCCGTACAATATCGGGGTATAACTCCTCAAACTCCTGCAACTGAACCGGAGATACCCATTGCAACAGCTCCGATTTTCGGAAATACATATCCGTAATATTGACCTGAACACCCGACACATAAGCCGCAAGGCCGGAAGAAGCGTCCGAAGTTCCCGCCACCATCAGAATTACGGTAGTGTAATCGTGCGTGAACTCAAAAGGAAGGGCTTGCGTCACGGCCGCCACGTTTACAGGACGGTCGGCAATCTGCTCTATCCCCGAGCCATCAGAAGCGACAAGGAAAATGGAAACTTTGAAATCCCCGCCGTGTTGCGGGAATATGACCCGGCTTCCCTCCTCCAGTACCGCCGTTTCTATACGGCACGACAAACAGGCGGCATCCGGGGCTGAACTTACAGCACCCTCCTCCGAAACGGAGTATCTTTCATTTTGCCAGGCCGACGGGTCCGGCTTGAATATGACAGCCATATATTTTTAACTTAACATGCGTTTTTGGCAACCTCCGCGTCGTATCAGGTAAGTATGCCCGTAAGTCCCTCTCGCAACGACCATATCGCGCGACAACAGGGAAACCCCCTTGGCACAAGCATCCGGGATGTCGTCTTTCTTGAGTTTGTTGTTGTTCCGGGCGAAACGCAGGAACTGATCTATGGTAATTTCGCATACGCCGCTCTCCTTGACCAAAGGAGAGAAAATAAATTTGCCATTGCGGAACAGAGGTTCCAGCGTCGCCTCGATAAAAGTGAACTTATCCCCGGTATTGCGCGTGTCCCAATTCAAAGGACATACCCACCCCCGTTCTTGCTGGAACATCTCGAAAGTCGTCTCGAAATCCAGCGGCAACTGTTTTTTCTCCATCAGTATGCGGGGTGCAATCGGCGCTTCTCGGTAAAGCTCATAGATGTTTTCCAGCATCTGGCGGGTAGTACCTTGCACCGCCCGCACGTCGATAAGCCAGATTTTTCCCCGCGCCTGCCCCAACAACACCGAAGCTTTGTAGTCATTGACCTCCCGATCTTTGGCCGACGGGTCCGTATAAATGATACAATCCACAAATTCCGACGCAGGAGGCAATTCGCCCCAGTTTATCTTCTTGAACACCTCGCCTTCACCCTCGTCTGCATACTCACCCTCCATGAAGCGCCTTTGCTGCATCAGACTCATAGTCGATAACGTACCCAGATAATCTTCGGAAATATGTTCCAGATTATCATCGACGCTGAAGTGCATTACAAGCGACTTTTTTACTAAATCCGCATCCAGCGGCTCACCATCGGCCCCCTTGTGCAGGAAAAATCGCTGGTAGGTCCAATGCAACTTCGTCGTGGGATTGAGGGCAAGCAACATGATATTGGAAACCGGGCTTCCCTCCTTTGTCCTTATCTTCTGCGCCATACGGGTTTTGAGAATGTCAATGGGCTTATGATCCACCTCCGAAACCTCGTCCACGAAAATATGTCCCCACTCCGTCGAAAGAATCTTGTCGAACCCCGAATCATCGTCCCGCGAAGAGCGGATAGATGCAAACTGAATATAAGCGTCATTGTAAAACCGAAGCAGGTTATCTTTCCCGTTGTATTTGGCGAACGGCTTTCCTTGTACGGTGATCTTCTGGTAGGAGGAATACCCGTTATATCCGGCGATCGCATTCAATACCGCAGGCAGTGTTTGCAGGATCATACCCGACTGAAGCGACGTAAACGTATTGCGAACAATCAGATTATTGGCCCGGTAGGCTATGCACTGAACAATCATCCAATACAAAATCAGGAACGTCTTGCCCGAACGGGAGGCCCCATAAAACAAAACACTCGTATAATGCCCCGAATTAAGGGCATTGTACATCGCAACCTGTTTGGGGTTTAAGGGTATGTCAAGATTTAATCTTCGCACCTGAATCGTCCGCAGAACGCACTAAATGAATTTCTATGCCTTCAATGTCATTCTCGTCCCGGCTTTCCCCGATCCTCTCATTCGTTTCACTCGCCAGCTTCAACATCGAAACCAGCGTCTTCATCGCCGTAAGTTTGGAGTTCAACACATCGACCGCTGATTTCGTCTTCGCATCACGCAACTGCCGACGCACCATCTCCACATCCTCCAAAAGCCCCAGCGATTCGAAAGACGCTTTGGCCCGGTCCGACATCTCCGGCACAACGACTTCCGAAAAATCATTTTCGACCTTGCGCTGCCGCGAGGGGTAATCCGCGATCAAATCCGCAACCGTCCCTATTTTCGAATCCGAATCCATCATTCGCTATCCGTAAAATCAATGACACGATCAACTCCATCGGAAAGATAAGCTGCCAAAAAAGCGTATTTATCAGTCGCCGTATCGCCCCGACTAAAATCAGCCTTGAACAACTTGCCATCCCGCGTTTCAATGTCGATATGACCTGATCCATCCTCCGACGAAACAAGCAGGTATATACCCCGTATCTCATCCGCCGAAAACTGCAAACAGGCATCTTCTGTCCGAAGTAAAAACATAAATTCCGATTTTTATCCGAAGCAAATATAGGTTTACCTCTCAATACCCCGATTTTTTACCCCCGCGCGCAAATCGCGATCCCGTTTTCTGAAAACATTTTCCAAAAATTGCCAAAAAATGCCGGTCCGAAAATATAGCGAACATTAGATACGGCCGAGGGGGCGCCGGCTGTTTACCCCGGAATCCGGCAGAGGTACACGGATACACTACGAACACCACACAACGACAAACGCCAGCAAAGGTCCGTTTTCTTTGATTTGGCGGCACTTCCTCTACACTGTGGTATAGTTTATCGCTCCGGTGTGCTTTGTACAAAATACGGGCTATTTGTGTGGGTTTCTCGAACAGAGAAACCAGTACCGGGAATATATTGTATTTCTCGACAGAATACCAACCAAACACCAACAACTACACAATAAACAGTAATACAGTGTATTGCATCACCAATAAACACCCCATACACACCCCAAACACAACGAAGTAACAAAACAAGCAAAAACAAGCAAAACAAGCAACCGCAAAAGGGTGAAAGATTAACAAATAGCCGATTTCCCTATATGAATTAAAATGTAATTTGTTGGGAGTATTAAAAAACTACTACAATTTAATACATTATTGGGAAGTAATAGAAATATAAATTTTATTGTAGATTATTATAATTTACGGGTAGTATAATATAAGCATTAAAAGGGTGTATTTGGTAGTATTAGTTGTAGTAGTATGGGGATATTATAAAATAAATTCGTGAAGAAATAAGTATTAAAAATATGCTGCAAATTCAAATTTAAGCTCTTATTTATTTTACATCATTTAAGTGACTGAAAATCTTTGCATTTTATTTTGTTATTGTGTAATTATTTTGTATATTTGTAATACCAAAAAGGAGGTAATAAAAGCCTTTGATGTTCTTTGAAAATTAAAACAAAAAGCCCCAGCGGGTAAGGCTGGGGCGGGCGGTGCGGATCGGCCTATTTTAATTGATCCGCTTAATAAAAGCCCGGACAAATGAATTTTCGAATTGTTTGGCGAATCTGGAAAATAAAAATCTCGTTCGAGGTTTCTATTTAACGGGTTCCGGGTTGGCAGTTCTGGAGGAGCTGCCGACCCTCCGGGCTTTATTTTGAAAAAACGGAGTGACTTGTTCATCTTGCAAGGGTCGCAAGTCACTCCAATAAATAACAACGTTTAACCAACTTAGAAACGGTTAGCCATCCGACGTTACAGGGGCAAAGATATGAAAAACAACTCGAATTACCAAAACGAAAACACAAACGCCCGCCAATTTAATTACGAATGCGGTTCCGCGATCGGTTATTTTACCAAATCGGATTATATCAAACCCGGAATTTATAAGAATCCCGAAGGCTATACGCCTAATGCCTGGACGGGTAGTAATTGCCCGAAAGATCGTTTTTTGCCCGTAAAAGAAGTAGCCGGATATATCCGCGAATACATAAAAAAAGACCCGGAATTACGCGCGTGCAAATGGAGCGTAACGACTGAAAGCTATTCGGGCGGTCAATCCTTGACTGTGGCACTTATGGCGGCGCCGTTCGATGTGTTTTCGGAGGAATGGAAAGAAAAACACCCTTACGATGTGGAACACGGATACACGCAGCACGGAGATTATGAAAAGGCCGTAACGCCTGAGGTATTCCGCGTAATATCGAAAGTAAAAGCATTTGCCCAATCGTTTAACTATGACGATAGCGAAGGAATAATCGATTATTTCGACCGAGGTTTTTACGATAGTTACCATATCGGCAAATGGGATAAACCATTTGTTAGAATTGAGCCGAAACCGGCAAAGCCAGCAGCAAAGACAAACACAAAGACCGAGGCCGAACCGGTCACCGTGGAGGGCCTTCAGTTAGTGGACTATTCCGAAAAAGCTATTGCGGTAATCGGCAACACGAAGCCAATATCCGAACAACTGAAGAAAATCGGCGGCCGTTTCAATTCGCGCCTGTCTTGTGGGGCTGGCTGGATATTCAGCAAGCGCAAGGAATCGGAGCTGCGCACACTGTTAGCGTTGTAATAACTTCCCGGCGGCGCTCTTTGAGGGGCTGCGATCGAACGCCGGGAGCAACAACCAAAACAAAAGCCCTCCGATACAGAGGGCGGCCAGGAATCCGAAACGGGCGAAAGGGAGTAGGAAAAACCCCGACAAACTTTTTTTATGACCTGGACAATCGTAATTAGAGTTTGGCGGTTTAGGATAATCACCGTAACGGTTAGAATGTTCTAAACGCCGGGAGGTTGCAAAAGCATTAAAGCGGTTTGCCGCGCCTCTCGTCGGGGTTTCATAGGCAAAGATACGAATTTTCTAAAACGACAAAAAATAAATATGGAAAAAACACAGCCACGGCAAAGGTATTTCATTAAAGGCAAGGCAAACAGGAATGTAATAATAACAAACTTTGACCAGGTGAATTTTATTTGCCATCACTACGATATTGACTTATGTAAAGGGTGCGAACGGGAATATTACGCAAGCTGCCACGAATCACATATCAAAGAGTGTAACAAACAATACCACAAATACAATTAAATCCCCAGACGATAACCCCAAAGAAAAACCCCAAATTCAACCGAAAAACAACCGAGGAAAAGAATGAAAATAGGGGCCCTAATGGGGACCCTATTCGTACCAGGTACGAATTTAGTACGAAGGTACGAGGGTTTACGAGTGATTTACGAGGGTTAATATATTGATATATAGTGATATATGGGTTAAATTCGTAAAAATCGTAAACCTTACGAATCTTTACGAGGGTTTACGAGTGATTTATAATCCTGGAGTTATGGAAATAAAAAGAGAAACCCCCGGCACTCGAAGCGAGCACGCAGGGGCAAAAACTAATTCCATAGGGGCTAATGACGCTACAAATATAGGGTTTACCTCTGTACCGTCCAAACAAAAAAGCACGCAAAAGGGGTCGCTCCTGAAAAGCACGCAAAAAACATTGCTCGGAACGCTTGTATTTGTTTCTTTTGTGTTATTTTTGTTGCGATTATTTTGTAACAATTTATTCTATAATACAATAGAATTGGTGATTTTGTTTCCGGCAAAAATAGACGATCACCGGATATCCTCGACACCATATTCAGGGATCCGGCGGCGCACCCATATTGTAAAAGAATAATTTATCTCATTTACAATCGATCAAACCTTTATTTCAAACCGTTTATCTTTTCGCTATGAAAAAATTCTTACTATTCGCTTTCGCGGCCGTAATGCTGGGATTCGCGGGATGCAACGACGATGAGAACAAGGACAACACACCTCCCACTTTGAGGGAATACGAAGCTCCCGTATTCATGTACGGCAAGACACGGGAGGAAGTGAAAGCTTCGGTGCCCTACGCCTACAGCGGAGCATCGGAAACCTCGCTGTATTTCGAAGGCAAGGGCATCGTCAAAGAGTACATATATATATTCGAAGACAACAAAGTATATTCCTGCGGATCGATACTTTCAGACCTGTACATCGACGACCTGCACACCTACCTCTCGCAGCTGTACATCTACCTCGAATACCGTCCGGGACAAAGAATGTACGTATATGAAAGCGAAGACAAATCGCTGAGCATCGGCCTCTATCCCCTCAACGACGGTCTGGCGGCAGTAGAATACCTGAAAAACTGACCCTCGGGATCAGCCGGGAAAACTTCCGACGGAAGCGTCCGAACTCCGCCCATAAAAGACATACTATCAAACAAGAAACAGCCGCATGAAATCATGCGGCTGTTTCTTGTTTGGTGGAGAATACGAGGCTCGAACTCGTGACCTCTTGCATGCCATGCAAGTCTATAATTTCAAGGTAAAATCCCCTAAAAATCTACCATACAGCGCATTTACCATAAAATCAACCTTCTACGCCCGTCTTATTTTACACACTTTTACACACATTTCGGTAAAAATATGTAGCTTTGTTTGTCCATTGTTTGTCCAAAATTCAAAGTGTATGCCTACATTTTCTATCGAGATCAGAGAGAAGAACGAGCGGCGGGACGGTAAATTTCCGGTATCCATCCGCCTTACCCATAAAAGGGAAGTAAGAAAAATATCTACCGGCGTATATGTCAGTCGGAAGCAGGTAAAGCCTGATTTTTCCGGGATCAAAGATACAACAATTTTGAAAGGATTGTTAAATGACATATCGAAATACGAGGATATGCTGGCCAAAGGACTGGGCACGGACTTGAGCCGATTTTCTGCGGCCGACCTGGTAAAGTATATCGAATCACAAAAGGCAACGGAGGGCGGCGTGGGCATTGACTTCATTGCATTTTGCGATAACCATATTCAGGCGTTGAAGGCCGAGGGACGGGATGGTACCGCTGGACGATTCGAGGCCGTTATTCGCAACCTAACCGACTATTTCGGGCGTTCTATCGTATTCGTCAAGGAGATCAACGTAAAGAATTTGCAGGGATTCGTTGAGTATATGCAGAAACCGCACGAACAGACGCGGACAAACCAGCACGGAAAAGAGGTTACGGTGCGGCGCCCCGGGTGCAAGGCGCAAACGGTAAAGGATTATTTGGCCGACATCCACACCCTATTCAATGCGGCATGCGACCACTACAACGACGAGGATGCCGAAACGGTTCTAATCACCCACCGACCGTTCGGGAGTAAGAAATTACAGGTCGAGGTCAAAGAAGAACCCGAAAAGCGGGATTTGTGCATCGAGGATCTCGTAAAGATACTAAACGCCGAGACTGTCCCGGGTAAGCGTATGCAGCTGGCACGGGACGTGCTGGCGCTCTCGTTCTACTTGTTGGCCATGAACACCGCCGACTTGTTCGGTGCCGATGTCGAACTCGAAGACGATCGGATCATCTACCACCGGCAAAAGACGGCTAACCGTCGTAAAGACGAAGCGTTGATGTCCGTGAAGATCGAACCGGAGGCGCTGTCACTGATTGAAAAGTACCGAGATCCCGACAAACGGCGGTTGTTCTCATTTTATAAAATGTACGCTAATTTCCGGGACTTTAACCACAACGTAAACGCGGGCTGCAAACAACTTGCCGCGCACTTGGGAATCGATGTGCCTTTAAGTACTTATTATATGCGCCACACATGGGCTACTCTTGCCTCCGAGGAGTGCGGGATTTCGGAAACTGACATTGCGCTGGCGCTTAATCACGTTGGGGTGGCTTCCGGCTTCGAAAGCGGCAAAAGCCTTAAGACCACGCGGGGGTACATTCACCGCCGGTTCACGCGCAACGACACGAATAACCGCATTGTTTTGGACTACGTAAAAAGTAAATACTAATTATTATCTATAAAAGTATAAAATAATATACTATTTATTTGGATAATAATATATTTTGCATTATCTTTGTACTGTCAAACAATAACAAAGGGTAATATGAAATCAAGTGAGTTGCACCGCCTAATCCTAAAAAACGGATGGCGATCTATCCGACAAGCAGGGAGCCACGTAATTTATGAAAAGGATGGCAAAACGGTTTCGGTTCCTTTTCACGGTTCGAAAGAAATGGGTTCAGGAATAGCACGGCGGTTTATCCGGGAGATGGGGCTGAAATAAGCCCCCTCCCCGGGCAACCGGAAACGAAATAAATACACACGATTTATGGAAAAGGTAAAGGTTATCATCGAATGGGCATCGGACGGAACGATTTCGGCCATGATGGAAAAGGATATGTTTGCTGGAATGGGCGATACCGTCAAGGCGGCCGTTGCCGACATGAAAGAGGGCGTTGCACTCTATATCAAAACGGCCAAAGAGATGGGTTTTCCCTACAAGGCATATTTGGACGGAGCGTATGAGATCGAACTGGAGTATGACGCGGTTAGCGCATTGAAATATGCACGAGAGTATATCAAGGATACTAAATTGGCGGAATTGACCGGCATTCCGGCCGCCCAGTTGGGACGTTATGCCAATGATAAAAGTAAACCACGCCCGGCACAACGTCGTAAGATTATCGAGGCGTTGCACAAATTCGCGGCGCCGTTCTATTCGATTGTGTTGTGACGAATTGCTGTTACCGGTAGTTATTGTTTGACGACGACCTATTTGGAAACGGCAGCCCCCGGATTACTCCGGGGGCTTTTTTATTCTTCATCTTCGGTCTGCAATTCCGCCTCGTCCGTCTTCTCGATTTGTAATACCTGATGTGCATTCAACGGAGAAACCACCTTGCGGCCGGTTCTTGCTTCGAGTTCCAGCCGGGCATTGCGGGCAATTGTGCCGCCTTGTCGCGCGACCGCTTTGTGTGCTGCAAGCGTCCGAGGGTCGGTTGCTTCGGTTATGTCCTTTGTCGAAGCCTCCGCAAGCATGTTGAGGATGAGTTCTGTGTTGGTCATATTATCCCGCAAGTTTTCTTTCCGCAACCCTTTATATGCCTTGTATTCACGGGTGGTGAAGCCAGACCACACATTCGTGATTATGTCAGTCAGTGTGGCAAATTGCTGGCCCTCCTGCACCCCTCGCTTTTTCCACGCGTCGGTCAGGTCTTTACGAACCTCGATCGCTTTCAGACGCTGGTTGATCCAATTATCCGAATACCCCAATCGCTTGTAATCGACCATTGCTTGCTGAATCGACAGTTCCGGATCCTGCATCTGATCGAGACGGTCGGCAGCCACCTGCGCCATCCACTGTTTGAACGGCTCCGCTTTCGGCGAGGGGATTGACTGGATGATCCGGAACATACCCTGCGTCGTGGCGCAGTTCACCCGTTGGCGACCTCCAGCAGTCTGCACGGAAAGGGGGGTGACAATTTGTCCCCACCCTTTGGATAGCTCCGGATCGCGCTTCTTCATCTTTTTGATATAGTCCGTAGGATTCACGCTGTCGGTCAATACACCGACGACATCCACGATCGAAAAATACCACTCCTCCGTTTGGTCATCCCATACGGTGCGCACCTTGCGCTCTTCAAATAATTGTATGGCTTGTTTCTGCGTCATATGTATATTTGATATTCATGTTGAGGTCGAAAGGACAACATCGGCAAAGATAGAGGGAAAACGACACCCCGGATCACTCCGGGGATTTTTTATTATGTTGTTGTGGCTAACAATATAATCAGGAATATAAATCCTAAAATACACCAAAGTACTCGGATGATTTTTTGGAGTTTTTTATTTTGCACTATATTCTTTTGAGTGATGTTAGTCGGTATTTCGGTTATGGTTGTGCTGATCGTTGGGGTGTCAAGAACCGATATTTTCATTAACGATATTTTTTGCCCCTCTTGCCTGTAAGTCTCTATTTTTAGACGCGTATATTTGGATGGTCTTCTTTTATCGCCGACCAAAACACAATTTGTTGATTTTTTTACAAGGGTTTGAAAATTTACACCCATATCTTTCAAAATATTCCTTATTGTCCCGAAAAGGTACATATTGAAAGTTTCAGTCTCTATAACGACATTTTTATCCCTCAATTCCAACTTTTCCAATTTGGAACGCAGATCATTAAGGAGGACTTGGGCATCCGATAAATTCTGGGTATTTGTTGTCTCGCCTATTTCAACGGGGAGTGTATGACTTTTCTTTGTTGAAGAGCGGGATATTTTTGTGCGTTTATAAATCCCTGTGCCCGGCAAACCATTATTTATATATACTCCTCTTTTACCAACACTAACGGATGCGCCTTTTACACCAAACGAGGTGCTAATGCCTCCTTTACTTAAATTCAAATTTACGCCCGGAGCAATTTTAATTCTTTTTCTAAAGCTAACCATAGCATTGGATTATTCTGCGAAAGCGTGAAACAATAATATATCCAGTTTTGTAATCCGTTTTGTCGTGGCGGTCGTGTCGAGGTTGTGAGGCCGGGCCGCGTCTTTGATCGGATAATCGGGTGTCAGTATAAATCGTTCGGGTTGTTTTATCCTTGTACCGCCTTGCCAGCAACACCCTGCACATCCGCCGCAGCCCCTTTTTGGGCTAATAATTCGATCGTCTTTTGCTGGGAGGCGACAATATCCAATAATTTATCGATTCGTTCCGAATTTTTATCATTTTTTTCTTCAGGGACTTTATTATTTGCGAGCATTGGGCCTCGGTCAAGCACAAGCCACTCTAAACTTAAATCCGGAAATTTCTCTATAATTATTTTTGCCTTATCGACGCCAATAGTGTTTCCACTATCCAAAAAAGATGTAGATAGTCCGGTTATAGTATAAAATTTGTTCTTGCTAATTCCCTTACTATCAATATAATATTTTATTTTTTCTTTTGTTGTCATAAATTTTAATATAATTATTTTGTTTTTCTAAATAATTATTTAGATATTTGCATTGTAATTACAATAGTAATTACAAATATAATCAAAATAGCGAGATTATGAGAGAGATTAGGTACAGAGGTATAGGTATCGCAGAAAGGAAATGGGTATTCGGTTCCTTGTGGTTTGATACGCGCGATGGGGTAACCCTCATTTGGAGCGAAGAACTAAAATACTGGGTTCGGGTCGATCCCGCCACCGTCGGCCAGTACACGGGGTTGAAAGACGAACACGGTAAAGAGATTTACGAGGGGGGATATTGTGTTGCATTTCTCAAACAAATATGCAGAAGACGAATACGCCTTTTTGGTAAACACCGCCGGAATAGACCCGAAACATTTACACTACTATGTTGTTTCATGGAATAATACAGAGGGTGGATTTGGCTATGTTTTATTGAAAGAACTCCACACAAATAACCCCGATATGTGTGGTTTTAATCCGTGTCTCGGATTTCTCGTCGGCAATATCCACGATAACCCCGAATTGATTGAAAAACAAACCGCCGAAAGGCACAAAACTAACTAAGACTATGAACAGAATTAAATTGGGTGACAAAGTTCGCAGCACAGTGTCCGGATTCTCCGGAACGGTAACGGCAATATGCCACTATCTGTACAACGAATCGCAGTACTGTGTGAAACAGAATGCGCTTGTAAATGGCGATGAGAAAGTTTGTTGGTTTTCCATCGGAGAACTCACAACCGCCCCCGAATGCGAGATGGGCGAATGCGATAAGTAACAAATTTCCCGACCGGGTGGCACGTGGGCGGTTCAACTCCGCCCCCGGGAGCAAAACAAACACAGATTTTCAATTATGGCCGAATTAGTCTGAACCGTAAACTTTACCGAAACCTTTGCCGCGTTGAGGCTTGGCGAAAGCGTCGAGTTCAGCGTTGCCGAGTTTACCGAATCGAGCGTGCGGGCCAACGCCAGCCGCTACTGCAAGGGTAAAAACATCAAATTGTCGGTCTCCGCATTGAGGGGAACCGGCGTTATCAAAGTAACCCGTAAATCGTAATACCATGAACCACGAACCCCTTGACCGACTGCATTTGCAGCAGATAGCCGCCGCCTACGCTGCCGGGTATCGTATGGCCCGGGCGGAGCTGGCCGACGATACGAAATACTACACCCTCACACAATGCTACCGGAAATTCGGCCGTGGTACGGTCGATCGGTGGGCTACCGAGGGGCTGATTGAAATAATCAAAGACGGAACCCGCAATAGTAAGTGCCGTGTGCTGGCGGAACGTATAGAGCTGGTCGCCTCGCAAAGCAACCGCGCCAGCTGGTTCGACAATCACGAATAATCCGCAGCGATGGGAAAGATGTACAGACGATGGGACAAATTCGAGGTGCAGGACGTAATCGCCCGCTATCTGTCCGGCGAGGATGTGCAGGCAATCGCCGAGGAGTACGGACGATCGGTTCGCAGCATAGAGATGATGATATATCGGCAAGGGTTGCATCGTCGTGTAAAGTCACCGGTAAATGACCGCGCAAAACTGGACTGTATGCCCGATCCGTTCGAGTGGATGGGCGGAAAGGATCACCTATAAAAACCGTATGAAATGGAACAGACTTTCGAGCAAATGAAGGACGCGGCGAAAGAGGTACATCACCGATTTTACAAGTATTGCACCTCCTCGTTCAATGATATTGTTAATACCGACAATGTGCGAGATTTGCGCCGTGTCGTGATCCGTTATCGCGATTATGTTTCAGACCCTCGGGCAGCCCACTATATCCGTGAGAATTATGCGGATGTATTGGAGGCGCTGGGGCTGCGGATCCAGTTTTACATCGATGGCCGTGTACGGCTGTATTTGGCAAACTAATATCCCCGATTATGGAATGGAACAACCACCCCTTTGAAAAAGACACGCCCGTAAGGACGTTTGGCAGCCGCAGCGAGTTGGCGGCCTGGGACGCCGAGAATTGCGATCGGTGCATCAAGCACGACGAATGCGAGCTGTGCGATGCGATCATGGCGGCGTACATCGGCGACGGGCGGGTACCGCTGTGGGTCGCCAAGCGGATCGGATGTCTATATGACCCGCTCTATTTGTCCGCCAGTCTCGAAAGCACGTGCAGGGAGCGCCGGACGGAGGAGGAACGAGATTTTCCATTTTAACCATAAAAACACGATATAATTATGAATAAGCCTGACACATGCCCCGGGTACTCCGCCGACATCGATACGGAATACAACAGGGTGACGGAGAACGGAACCAAGGTGTGCGGATCGTGCAATTGCTTCAAGTATGAAGACGCCAACGGGTATGGTGAATGCGAATACCACGATGTCCCCGAAAGCTATTTCGAAGCTCGTCACTGCTCCGATTACTGTGGGAATTGGATTCCGAAAACTAAATGAGTAAGAAAATTTAAGGTTGGGAAATTATGGCAAGACCGAGAAAACTAAATGCGGACTGGTTCCCGCACGACGTAAACGAACGAAACAAACCGATGGTAAAGGCCATTCGGCGCAAGTTTTCACACTTGGGGTATGCGGTATGGACTTATTTGCAGGAAACGCTGACCAGTAGCGATTTGTTCCGCATCAAGTGGGACGATGTGACCGTCGAGTTGCTGGCGGCCGATTACGACGTTGAACCGGAGGATCTGATAGCGATAGTAGAATATGCTGTCAAAATCGGCCTGTTGGAAATCGGGGATGGGTTTATTTTCTCCGCCGAACACCGTAACGGCCTGAAACCTTTGCTATTAAAGCGCGAGCGCGATTTGCTTTTCCTTGATAATAAGGCAAAAAGCAAAACAGACGCAGGGGGCGCGGAAATTATCGACGCCGAAAATGAGCCGAAAACAAGCGAAAACACAACGAAAAAGGAGCGAAACCCCAAAAATGAAATGATTTTCGACGCTGAAAATGTTGAAAAAACAGAGCCGGCGGGAGTTTTCGACGCCGAAAACAGGCGGAAACAGGGTTTTTCGTCAATTATCGGCGAATTTCCTTTTTTTAAGAGTAAGAGTAACAGTAAGAGTAATACACACACAGTAATCCCTACATGGAAAGGGGGTGTGGGGGAAAACCAAACCGCCGAGTTCCTCGACTGGCTCGATTCGGCCTATCCCGAAATCGCAGCGATGGCCGAACCGATCACCGAGGAGCAGGCCCGCGACATTCTGGCCAAGTTCAGTGCCGAGGATATAAACCGCATCATCGCGGCAATGGACAACAAAGGGGCGTACAGGAACAAATCCGCATACTCGACGTTTGCCTCGTTCGTGGCTCACGACATCATCATCAAGAGCCGCAAAGCCGACACGGGCCGCAAATACACGTACAACGAGGTGATCGCCGAGGTGGACGGAGGCCGGGGGGCGTGGGACGATTTCCAGTTCCTCGCAATGCCCGACGGCACGAAGTACTGGATGCGTAAAATCGACATAGCCGCAATACAAGCATGAGACGAAGATCGACCAACAACACCGACACGATGACCGCAAGCGAATTTAGACGGCTTATTTCCGGCGATCTCCCCCGAAATAGTATAACTACACCGATCGGCAATCGAAAGGTCTTAAACGCGACGAAAACAGAGGAAAACGGGGTAATCTTCGACAGCCGACTCGAACGCTACATGCACGATCTGCTGAAATCGCACGGAATAGGCTTTCTGTTTCAAAAGCGCTACACCCTGCAAGAGCCGTTCACCTACAACGGGGAGAACGTTCGGGCGATCACCTACACGCTGGACTTCTACCTGCCGGATTACGACATGGCGATCGACACCAAGGGCATGGCCACCCAGCAGGGCAAACTCCGCATCAAGATGCTGAAGCGCCTGTTTGCCGACCTTGGCCGCACCACCACGATCGAGTTGCCCCGCACAAAAGACGAATGCGCCGCGCTGGTGGCTCGGCTGACTTCAAACCGATAAAACGAAAGCTATGCAGATCAATACCACCTACAACATGGATGCGCTTGCGGCGGCCCGACTGCTGCCGGACGGTTGCGTGGACTGCATCGTCACTTCGCCGCCGTACTACGGGCTGCGCGACTACGGTGTAGACGGTCAGATCGGGCTGGAAGAAACGCCGGAGGTTTTCATCGATCATCTTGTGACGGTATTCCGCGAACTGTGGAGAGTACTCAAGCCGGAGGGGACGTTGTGGGTGAATATGGGCGATAGCTATGCCGGTAGTAACCGCGGTGCTGACGATGTCAAACCCAAGGACTTGATCGGGATCCCGTGGATGCTGGCGTTCGCCCTACGTACTGATGGCTGGTACTTGCGTCAGGACATTATTTGGCACAAGCCGAACCCGATGCCCGAGAGCGTGACGGATCGCTGCACCAAGGCGCACGAGTATATTTTCCTTTTCAGCAAATCGGCCCGCTATTACTTTGATGCCGAGGCGATCAAGGAGCCAGCGACCGGGTGGAACGGATCGAAATTCGAGGATGGCAAGAACCTGATCAACCATCCGAACGTCGGCAAGAACCGGCAGCGCAAGCCGGCAGGATGGGACACGGGGAAAGGCGGCCACGGATCATTCCATCGCTCCGGTCGTGCGGAAGCGATTGAATACACCGAGATAGCGCCGGAAGCTTCAACGACGCGCAACAAACGAAGCGTGTGGACAGTTCCCCCGCAGCCGTTCAAAGAGGCCCATTTCGCCACGTTCCCCGAGGATTTGATCGTGCCGTGCATCCTTGCCGGGTGTCCCGCCGGTGGCCTCGTACTCGACCCGTTCAACGGCTCCGGCACCACGCGCATCGTGGCCAATAAACTCGGCCGCAATGCTATCGGTTTCGAATTAAATCCCCAATATATCGAAATAGAGAACAGACGCCGCAGTAAAGAGCTGGGGATATTTGAAAGCATTACGCTATGATCCGCTTTCTGTACATAGACCTCTTTTGCGGCGCCGGTGGAACATCTACAGGCGTTGAGGCGGCACGGTTGCACGGCGAGCAGGTCGCCAAGGTGATCGCGTGCGTCAATCACGATGCCAACGCGATCGCTTCGCACGCGGCCAACCATCCCGACGCGCTGCACTTTGTCGAAGACATCCGCACGTTGAACCTCGACCGGATGCTGGCCCATGTCGAAGCCATGCGGAAACAATACCCTGCCGCCCGCGTGGTGTTGTGGGCGTCGCTGGAGTGCACCAACTTCTCGATCGCTAAGGGCGGCCAAAGCCGCGACGCCGACAGCCGCACGCTTGCCGAGCACCTTTTCCGATACATCGACGCACTGCGGCCCGACTACATCCAACTCGAGAACGTCAAGGAGTTCATGA